GTTCTAGTGGTAACTGGATCTCCTGGAACACTGCTGGTGTTGCTGCTCCTGCATTTACCACCAGAAGTGCTGGTACTAAGTTAGTCTTATATCCAGCTATCAGTGCTTCTAATGTTGATTATGCTTTAGGTATTGAAAGTGGAACCATGTGGTTCTCCACATATAGTGCAACTGCTGGTTACTTTAAATGGTACGGTGGAACCAGCCAAATGATGTCTCTAAACAACAACAACCTCGATGTTGTTGGTACTATCACTGGTTCCAGACTAATCTCTGATGTTGCACAAGGAACTGCACCACTACAAGTAACCTCAACCACACAGGTTACCAACCTCAACGCTAACTATCTCCAAGGTTATACGCAAACTAATGCAAACACTGCAAATACTATTGTAAGACGTGATGGTTCTGGTAACTTCAATGCTGGTACGATTACTGCTACCTTCTCTGGTAATATCACTGGACGCCTAACTGCAAGTGGTAATAATGGTCAGCTACGCTTTAAAGATGACCGTGTTATTGAACCAAACTCCTTAGCTGCAGAATCATTACAGTTTGGCTTTACTTCCTGGGCTAATAATAACACTTCTCCTTATGCTGACTTCTTACACCTAAGATCTTATACAGATTCTTCTGGTGGATCTGATAACCTCATCATGTTCAAGAAGAATGGTTTTGGAATAAGAATCTGGCAGCAATCTTTTGGTTCTGCAAGTGCTTATTCTTCTTATGTTGATGTACTTGATAGCGGTAATTATAGTTCTTATGCACTACCTCTAACTGGTGGTACATTAAGTGGCGCTCTTAGCATTGGCGCAGATATTAGTAGCGTTGATAATGTTTATTCTGACGAATGGTTTAGAAATAATACTTCTGGTAAAGGTCTATATAACCAGGCAACTGGTAACCATTGGTATTCTGATTCTGCAAACTATTGGAACGTTGGTTCTGGTGGCAATAGCACCACTATCGGTATCAGACTCAGAGCTGGATATGGTGGAACTATCCAAGGATGGCTCTACACTGATACCACTGGATTTGGTTTACTATCTGCAGACGGTTCATGGTCTGTAAAATGTACCAATAGTGACACTGAAATTAGCAATGACATTAGAACCACCAATAGACTTCTAATTGGAGGAAACTACAGTAATAACGCATACAACTCTGTATCTTCCACTAGATTGTTCTTCGGTGGTGGTGACAGCGATGCTAACGGTAATTACTTCATCGGAACCAACTTAAACAACGTAAATGGTAACTACACCAAACTTGATATAAGATGGCACACTGGTATCCGTATGGGTGCTCAATCTCTCTATGGTGGAATTCGTATCTTCGCTGATGAAGATGTAGGTACAGAATATTGGAGATTTGCTTATAATACTTCTGGTTACACTTATAAGCAAGCTTGGCAATTAACAAACAACACTGGTTATTATTCTAGCACTAACAGTTGGCACATTGAACCAAATACTCTGACTAATTATGGTTCCATGAATATTCGTGGATCTAGAGGTGGTTGGTATGGTATTAGTTTCCATGAGGCTTCGAATGATCCACACCTGATGTTTGACAATGCTGGTACTGGTCGTGGTGGATTATATTGGGAAGACACTGCTACTTGGGGTATATTTTGGGATAACTCAAGTAGATGTCTTGCAGTCAATGGATCTACAACATCATCATCTTATGCATTATATGTCTCTGGTAACATCTATGCAACTGGTACTATTACCGCTGCTTCTGATGTTAGACTCAAGAAGAATATTGAAACAATTGACGGTGCTCTAGATAAGGTTCTAAATCTCCGTGGTGTTACCTATGAGTGGAATAATCTTTACAAGGGTCGTCAGACTGGAACAAAACTTGGTCTAATTGCACAAGAAGTTAATGAAGTTGTTCCTGAAGTTGTTACTTATGATGGAGACAATGATGAATATTCACTAGAATATGGAAACCTGACTGCACTATTGATTGAAGCAGTTAAAGAACAAAATCAACTTATAAATACCATGAGACAAGAAATCAACGATTTAAAAGCTAAATTAGGAGAGTGAAATGGCACTAATTAGAGACTTTGATATCCCTAAAACTGGAGTCACCATTGCAAATGCATATCATTTAATCAGTGATGTGAAAACAACCAAAAGGATGAAAGATATTAAGCCACCAGCAGATTCCTCCAGAGAGGATGGATTAACTGCTGGTGATCTTGGGGATGAAATTAATTGGAAAGCGGGATATATTGGTAATATTACTGTTCTGGTATATGCTTCAAAACAGGCAAGAGACGAAGGAAAGGAAGCAATTGGCGGTTTTTCCGAAAGTCCGACAGATGCAGATACATCTGCATTATTAGAACATAATGATGGTATCAAATTTATGATTGATCCTGCGAGTGATCAAAGCATCCTTGCACAGGCTTATACACACTTAAAATCTCTTCCGTATTATGCTGATGCGGAAGAAGTATAAATACTTCAAACCTTAGTTTCTAGGGGGTATCATGTCACAGGAAATTGGAGTTGGTGGTGGTGGAAACATCATGCGCCAAGATCAAAATGTTACAGCTAACACTACATTATTAGCCAACCAAAACTATATGAGTATTGGTCCCGTGCAGATCAATTCTGGCGTCACTGTCACAGTTCCTTCAGGAACAACTTGGGTAGTAGTTTAATTAAAAATTATGTCACAAAGTAGTATTCTTAAAGTAAACGATATTCAGGATCTTGATGGAAACAGCCTACTTGGTGGCGGTACTCCAGCAGGAACTGTATTCTTTTACACATCTTCTAGCACTCCATCAGGATACCTGACCTGTAATGGTGCTTCGGTGTCAACAACAACTTATGCAAGTTTATTTGCTGCCATTGGATATACCTATGGTGGATCTGGTAGTTCATTTAATGTACCCGATCTTCGTGGTGAGTTTGTTAGAGGTTGGGATGATGGTAGAGGTGTAGACTCTGGTAGAGCAATTGGTTCTTTCCAGGATCATAACTTTACCTCTCACCGCCATAATTTTAATGCTGGATCTTCTGAAAATGGCGGTGGTCGTGACTGTGGCTGTTATCCACGTACAGACTGCACCGACCTAAGAGGTAACGTAAGAGCTGATAGTTTGGCTAACACTGGTGGCAATGAAACCAGACCAAGAAACTATGCTCTACATGCAATCATTAAATTCTGAGGAAAGATAAATGAGCGTAATTAAGGTAACATCTATTGTTGATTTTGATGGAAACGACCTACTCGGCGGATTAACTGCTGCTGGTCTTATTTACATGTATGCTGGCAGCACTGCTCCAACAAATTTTTTGAAATGTAACGGTGCATCATTGTCAACATCAACTTATGCCAATTTATTTGGTGCAATTGGTTATACCTATGGTGGTTCTGGATCAAACTTTAACGTTCCTGATTTGAGAGGATATTTTGTTAGGGGTTGGGATGATGGTAGAGGCGTAGATAGTTCTAGAACGATCGGATCATCACAAGCCGATGCTTATCAGTCTCACAGACACTCTCTTCAACGTGGAACTTCCGAGAATGGTTGCTGTAGAGATGATGGCGGTGCTCCTCAGGTAGATTGTAGTAATCTTTGCGGCATGTCTGGTTCTGTTATGAACGATACTGGTAGTACCGAGACAAAACCAAGAAACCGTGCAATGATGTTTATCATTTCATACTAAATAACACTACCTAGGGTCGAATCATGAGCGTTTTAAAAGTAAGAGCACTAACTGACTTAAATGGCGATGCACTTCAAGGAAGTGATGTTCCTGCAGGTGCTATTTGCTGGTTTCCTGCAAATACAATTCCTGATGGATTTCTAAAAGCAAATGGTGCTAATGTTTCCAGAACAACTTATGCAGCATTATTTGCCACTTTGGGGACTGCGTATGGATCAGGTGATGGAAGCACCACGTTCACATTGCCTGACTACCGTGGGGAATTCTTCCGTGGATGGGACAATGGTAGAGGAGTGGATAGTGGTAGAAGTATAAATACATCACAGGGTCAAGAAATTGCCTCTCACAACCATAGAATTAGATTAGGTTCTGTTGAAAATGGTGGTAGTCGTGACTGCGGCTGTTATCCACAAATTGACAACAGTAATTATTGTGGAGCATGTGGAGAGGGTTGTGTAAGTTACTCTGGTGGTAATGAAACAAGACCTAAAAATTATGCAATGTTAGCACTAATTAAATTCTAAAAATGGCAAAAGCATACACATACGACTCAGCTACTAAAAAATTCCTCACATCTATTGATGTTGCCACTGGCAAGGCTGGTGAATATATTCTTCCACCGAATTCAACGATGGTTGCGCCACCGCCAACAGTAACTGCTGGCAAAGAATTATACTGGCAAGAGACTCCTGCTGGTGAAGGAACGGCAGCATCATCTCAATGGTCTGAAAGAGATATTGTTGTTGAAGAAGAACCTGCAGATGAAGATCCTACTGTTGTTATTGACGGTATGACAAAAATCCCTGAATTTAGATTAAGAGCTAAAGTTCAGGAATTACTAGAAAGAACTGATTGGACACAACTTGCAGACTATCCAGGAACTGCAGAACAGCAAGCAGCTTGGGCATCTTATAGAGCTGCTGTTAGAGCACTTCCAAGCACAGACGGATGGCCCGATAGTCCAAATTGGCCCACCCCACCAGAACAGCTTGCTGGTGTAAGATTTGAGCAGGCTGAAAGAGAATATCTAAGCGGAACATTTACCAATTGGGATTCTATCAGCAGAGATGCTTCGATTCTACCTAACAGCTGGGAAAGAAATTAATTAGTATACTTTATTTGGATTGATAACATGAAAACAATTTATAACTACCATCCTCAGTATGGTTATTTCATGGCTTCATCTGAAGCAGATGAGTCACCTTTAGAACCAGGAGTGTATTTGATTCCTGGTTATGCAACAGAAATTGCTCCACCTGAGGATGTCGCCAAAGATAGGATTGCAATTTTTGATCCAGAATCAAATGAATGGTTTGTAACCAAAGATTATCGTGGAACATACTACAGTAAGTATGAACCATGGAGTGAGAAAATTGATAATCATGATCCACAATTTAGACCTGACATGAAGGACTATGCCTTAGGGCCTATTCCTGAAACAAAATACATGCAAGACGTTTTCTTTAATGAAGATACACAAGCATGGGAAATTGTTGATACTCTAACTGATGACAGAGAACCTGACGAAAGAATTGCATTTGTCAGAGAGTTTGTAAATCAATTAGACTTAATGGGTATTAGTATTGATGAACTAAAAGATCTATTAGATAGACTATAAAAAAAGCCCCTCAGAAGAGGGGCTTTGCTTTACCAACGGTAGTCATCTAGGTTTTTAACTGTAACACTGACATCTTCGTCTCCTTCAAGCTTTAGAATGTTGTGCCAATCGATCTGTTGAGGATCGAGATCATCATATACATCTAAATCAAGAACAATTCGATACCGAGTCTTCTGGATAATGGCTGACATGATGGTAACCTTGTGACTTACCCTTATATAGTATCAGACTCCTCCTCAAATGTCAACCCCAGTCCTTCAAGGGCTTCTTGTTGCAGAAGATACAGCTTGAGGTAGCTCTTTGCTGCGTTGAGAATTTCCTCAGGTTCCATTTGTTCTATAAGTCTTGCTTGAGACTCATAGTGAAACTGTCTGCTCATCTTCTGAAGCTTGATGGTATCTGGGTTCATGGGTTGACACGCTCCTTAAAGTGTGGTATCATGTGGATGTCCGCAACATAGCATATGGATGGATTTGTGTCAAGTGACGGATGGGCTGCTGTGCCCTATGGTAATCAGTACATGATTATCTATGGTGGAAGGCAGATTTCTGTGCATAAAACCTTAGAAAAAGCTAAAGAAGCTATCAAACAGAATAGATCCAAGATCAAACAAAAAGGTCAACGACGGGTCAGCAGAGCAGCCAAGATCAAAGGTCTTGAGGAGTTTATGTCCTGATGGATATTAATGCTCTGATGATTGAGGCAATTTTGCATCCAATTAAGCAGAAGACTGTGATGAAGATCTATAAGAATCTTCATTGCAAGGGAAATCTTAATTTGATTAAGGATGCAATTCCTGAGGTACTGATTTGGGCAACGTTTGAAAAGACGTTTACCACATGCCTTGGATATGCTTTGCAAGAAATTGCTGAGACTTGTGGAAATGATGTCAAAAACACTGACAAAAAACAACGTAAGATCCTCGGCATTGATCTTCGCATCAATGAAGAATGGGAAGGTCAACTGAAAGCAAACAAGAACACCCAAACAGGAACACACAAAGGTGACTCAATCCAAAAACTTCTCAATACAACCAAATCAAATGGAACTAAGCCCTTCTTTGCAGTTGCATTTGGTGATTCATTTGACTACGAAAGCGGTGGAATTCGCCAAATCGGTGGCGAAGCTTTTTGGTCGTGGATCGGTATAGATTACACACAACTTCGTGATATAATTGTCAGCGTATCAAGAGAGACAGCAGATGAAGTCAAACATGCTTATGGATATGTTTTACGGTGATGAAGATTATTCTAATCACAATGTAAAACAATTCGTTGTAACTCCAACCACTATACAAACTGTCAGAGACTTTATCGAAACCTGGCACTATTCACACAATGTCAATGGATTGCGTGTGTCTAATGCATTCTCTCTTATGGCAGACAATAATATTATTGGTGGTATGATTTATGGCTCTCTGGGCATGGCAAATGTCTGGAAGAAGTATGTTTCATCTGAGGATAAGATCGTAGAACTTCGTAGACTCTGCTGCATTGACAAGACCCCAAGGAATACTGAAAGTTATTTCATTGGTAAGACTCTGCGGTGGATGAAGAAGAACACTAACTACGAAACTGTAATCTCTTATGCAGACAGTTTCCATGGTCACTGTGGTACAATCTACAAAGCGTCTAACTTTGAATACCATGGCATGACTGCCAAGGGAAGACTGATTGAATACAACGGTAGAACATACCACGATAAATCAATCAGGACATATCATGAGAACAAATTTGGTGTGAAGAAATTAAAACCATTTGCACAGAACCTCAAGGATGCACTAGAGCGTGGTGATGCCAAGTATGTTGACACACCAGGCAAACACATCTACATTTACAGACTGAAACGTTAATCTTAAGGCAATTATTTGCTTTTTTAATTTACCCTTAAATACCTGTATAATGGTATCGTACCAAACAAAGCTTATGGAAAACGAATGTCCAGACACCAAGTTCAACCGTGGACTTGATTTGTTTATTGAATCTGTTTTGAAACCTGACGTTGAACTGAGGCAATGTGCTCACAATCAAAAGTGTTATCATGAACTGATGTACATTCGTTCTTATGTT